GGCTTATATCAATTGTCCTTAAAACTTGGTCTCTTTACGATGAAGTTAGTTAGGTGAAAACACAGGAACTCAAGTTTTGTGGTCTGCGAAAGCCACCACCATCCTTTGGTTTTTAAAGATAAGTCCCGCCATTGAACCTCCACTCACCACTTATGCATGGGTCTTTCGACACATAATTAGTGAGCGTGTTCCTGGGCACCTGTGGATTCGGGTTTGCGACTATACGCGTGAATCGGAATTAGATCCGTATAACTGAAGATTGACTTAGATCATTTTATCTTTTTCAAATTATTAATGAAGTCACCTATGATAGAAAGCGGACTTTCTACAAATGCCTTTACTCCTTTCACACTTCCCATTGACAACCCGCCTTGCGATCGTTGTCATTCTACTCTTTGTCTCCGAGGAGCCGCCTTGTTGGATGGGCAACGTTGGTGTGATCCTGACATTATTTCCACAATTGGTAATTATCCTTCCCTGGGTTTTGAAGAACAAATTCAAATCTTCGCTGCCAGTTATTTAGACCACCATTTTGAACGAACCCCTACCGACTGGCATCTTATTTGGCTGGATCTATGGGATTCTTTTACTGATAAAGAGCGTTACCCTAACGTCCAACAAGAATTTTGCCCTACCAGTAAGGAATTTACTTTCACTTGCTTTTGCGACATCCCTCCTTGGGATTTCACTGCCCAGTATCTTCCGTATTTGTCTCCTTCTCAAGCTTACGGTTTTTTTTCTGCCCTGTTGAAAGACTTTTCCCAACACACCCAGTGTTCTTTAGATCCACTGACCCAGCGTTATGTGGACAATTTGACGCCGAAAGATTTTTATTTAGGGTTTCACTCACATTCCTGTGCCTATCCGCTTGCTATGAGATGGGCGTGTTACAAAGCTTATGCCCTCACTCTTCCTCGACCCAGTCCTATGTTTGATTACATGTATTCTAAAGTTAACCATCTTGAATCTCAAGTTCGCTCACATTATTTTGCCTTGGCTACCCCAGAGGGAGCCGCAGAAGACATGGTCCACTTTTCCATGGATTTGTTGCGCACTATGGTTGATTTCTGTAGTTCCGTTGGCGAAGATACTGCAACCCTTATTGGATCTGTTTTGCGAGCCATTGTTGCTAGGGCTGTCGCTCTTCCTCATGAGTTGTTCACAAATTTTCGAGAATGGTTAGCTAATTCAGTCATTGAAGGTTTTAAGGAGAAAGCTAAGTACGGGCTCGAAACGTTTACAGCATTCATTTTACATCCGCTCACGATGTTGTTGTTCAAAACCACTGTTCGTTGGTGGATGGGTTTTACAGTCAAATCCATGCTTCTTGAGGTTATGTGGGATAAAGATCTTGGTTCATACCTCCCGCAAGTTGTGACCCTGATTACCGACGCAACCGAGGGAGTTAAGGCGGCAGCGTCTCATGCCGCCTCCTTTGCTTATTACGCCAGTATGCCCGATCCCACCTTGGCCGCCCAACGTGTCACGAAGAGCTTTGTCGACAAAGAGTTTGATCCTCATTTTGCCGAGCGTCTTCTTGGTACTCCCGAGGCGGCGGATTCCGCCGGAATGTTAGTTTTGGTTTTGGGCCTTGCCATTGGATCTCTTGGCACTTTGGGACCCTTGTTCTCCAAGATTGATTTTTCTTTTGTTTCCAAATTGTGCCGAGACATTTATACGTCGGCCAGTTTGTTAGATAAGCTCGGGGCGAAAGATTCCATCGCCTCCCTTATACGATACATGCGCGGAGTTTCTTTGGATGATGAAGAGAGGGCTAGGTTTTCGACCCTTTACCCCAACACCATTGCTTTCGTTGACGCCCACGTTGACTATGTCGCTCGCGAATCACCTAATAACGCCGACAAAGCTGTTTTGAAACACCATTACTCGACGTTTTTGCGTGAGCGAGTTAAATGGAACATGAAAGATGCCCAGCGCCTTGGCCAATTGTCCCAGCTTGCTGTTCACTGTGCTACACAACTTGGCGCCACCGCTCACTTTGAATTTAGGCGTGAACCCTCAATGTTCCTGTTCATGGGTCCTCCTGGCACTGGTAAGACCTCTCTTGTTGAGGCTGCTCTCAACACTATCGCCCAGAAAGAAGATCCTAACCGTAATTTGGCCGACGCCATCTACACTGTTTGTATAGCTGACCAATACTGCTCAGGATATGTTAATCAAGAATTGTGGAAGTTTGATGACATGTTTCAGAAGGTCGACACTACAGGAAATCCATCGGGTGACATCGATCTTATGTTTCAGTTGTCTACCACTGCTCCCTTTACCCTCAACATGGCCTCCTTGGAGGATAAAGGTAAAATCGCTCGTTGTTATCTGGCTGCTGCTTCGACCAACATTAATTTCTTTTCTGACGATGGAGTTCCTAGTCAGGGTATTCCAGCCCGATTCGGGAAGCATATTGCGAGTATTAAGAACCCTGATGCCCTACGTCGCCGACTTACTTACTGCGTCTATCCCATTGTTCAACCTCCCTTTGCTTACGATTCCTTATCTTGCAAGATTGTTGGCCCCGACGGCGCCGCCATAAAGGACAAGTCCATTGATCGTTCCGTGTTGTATAAATTTCGCATTATGGGGACTGACAATATTCTTATCCCTAGCCCCCGTCATGACTCAGAATGTCATGATTTTGATTGGTCCTGGCCCGAGTTGTTGAGGTTCATGTGGAAAGAGTATGCCCTCACTAGAGATTATCTTCCGGGCACCGATGTTTCATTGCAGCAAGATCTCCGGCATTTGGATGACGAGAACAACGATGCCGCTGGAATAGCTGAAGGTTGGTACGAGAACATTTGCGCCACAGTTACTGTGGCCTCCTTTGCTACTCTGGGGTACTTGCATGGCGCTAATACCCGTGCGGATCTGGTTTGTCCATGTGGAAAGGTCCAGTTTACCACAGACACCAAAGCCTGTGTCCAATTTGAATATCGTATGCGTAAACGGCATAACATTAAAGAACCCATGGGACAATGGATTGATGTTGCCAATTTTTCGCCTAGTGGTGTGACTTATAATAGCGTCTACGCAGACGTTGTTCAGACTAAGTATCCCCGCTTTACCATGACTCCTTACGAAGGACCATTACCCGTTGATGTCGATGAAGTCGATAATTGGGAGGCCCTTTTAGACGCTGGCACTAGGTCATTTCAGTTGCAACGGGGAATACGTGTTCGGTTGACTCAGCCAGTTGGTCGACACTTTAGCAATTTCGCCCCTGGTCTTTATATTATGGGTAGTTGTTATTCTGCTTCTCGCATTGTTCCCCATTTGTCAGCCATGGCCCCTGGTGCTGCATTGTTGTACTCTTCTACCGGCTTCCTCCTTTTTCCGCTGATCGGAGCACTCATTGGCGCTGGTTTGTCCAGATTAGCTCTGTGGAGAACTAAGACCACAGAAGAAGACGACCACGTCATAGTGAGAGACGGAGAACCCCTCTTCTTAAACCCCGATACCCTCGCTTATGAACCTCAAGCCCCCTTATCCACACGCGCCCGAGTTTTTAAAAACGGCAAGTGGTATTACAAAGTTAAGAAGTCCAACGGAGGTTATGAATGGTACCCCCAATCTCCGGAAGACAACTTGTTTGTTAAGCTCATTTCGAAGAGCCAGAGACTAGAGGCTCAGTGCCCCGTTCTCCGTAAGAGCATTTGGGCTGTGGTTAATGAAGATGGTGTTTTACAAGGCAATGTCTTTGCTATAGACGCCAAGCGTGTTTTAACTCCCCTTCATGTTGCTCGTCTCTTGGAATCGACAGTCGGCTTGGTTCTTGTTCGCGATGAGGAAAAACGCAAAATTGTGCCGAACTATGGCAGTGGGAATGCCTTGGAAAAGAATGTGGTCGTTACCCCGATTGGCCCTGATGCTGCCATAGTGGAATTTTTCGTGACTAAGATGCCTGAGATCCTTACGCATTGTCGGGATCATGTCGGAAAGTTCGTTCATACTGCACCTACTAGCGGGAATTGCATGCTCATGCGTAGGAACGCTAAGGGAGCCATTGAGATTTGTGAAGGACCCTTTGTTTCTACCACCAATACTGGATTGGCCTATGCCCATAATTCTCACCATTATGAGCTTCCAGCCAAAAGCGTGCGGCTAGTCGATGTTGTTTCAGAGAGTGGATGGTGTGGTGCCCTTTACGTTGACACCAGTCCCACTGCAGAGTTTACTTGCCTTGGTATTCACGTGGCTCGTGGCCGCTCCGACAACGACTTTGCTATGATGCACGTTGTTCAGCAACGTGATCTGTTGCCTGAACCTATTGGTATCCCTGTTGGTAACACTTGGCTCTCTGGCGTTGGCGAAGCCCATTCTTTGTTCGTTGAAAGTGGCATCGCCACGGTTGGTCGCTCAGTTCATCCTCCTCTCAGAAGCATTCATGGTAGGGCGTCGAGAAAGGTGAAGACTGAATTTCATCAACTCTTCGATTGCCCCTATGAGCTTGCTAAGATCGCCCCAGAGCTTAAAGACGATGGGACCCTTTACGATCCCTGGCGGGTGTCCCTTAGGAAGTTGGGAGATCGCGTCCAAGAACCCGAGTATGGTGAACCGGGTCTTGTCGAGGTTGTCCATGCCCTCGTTGGCGATTATGCCCCTCATTTTACCCCTAAAGTGGTTCCTTCTTGGGCAGAAACGGTAGCTTTTGAAACTGGATTACCTAGTGTCCAGAAGAAAACTAGCGCCGGCGACCCTTACTACGCTTGGGGAGGATTGAAGAATACTGCCTTTATGAAGGGTTGCGAAGTCAACATTCTTACCCCTGAGTACGCTGAGTTTCTAGAATGGATGGATAATACGCTTTGCCCTGTTGATTGGAAAACTCGTCCTCCTTACGCGTTTGGACAAGTAGAGGCGGTTTGTAACGGAGATAACAAGGATGAACCCCGCCTTCAGGAGAAGATGTACAAGCCACGCCTTTACACTGTTGTCCCAATGCATGAGTTTTTAGCTCAACGACGTTACTTGTCCGATATTGCTGTCGCTTGGGGTCAACAGAATGTTGTGTTTTCAAGTGCCCTTGGAATTGCCCCCACTGATTTTGACGTTTTACACTCCTACTTACTTGAGGCTGGTGAGGACTGCGTCATTCTTGCTTTAGATCACGAACATATGGATGGTCACGTCAAACCTCGTTTGATACGGTTGGTTTCCTTGTTTATGGTTTTACTGACACAGTCTTATGAGAAAGGTGGGAGGGTTGTGGACCCCCTTTTTCCCCCGCTTAACCGACGGGGTTTTATGATCTGGCGTTTGCTGCAGAGGATAGCTTGGTTTGTCATCAAAGTCGGAGACACTTTAGCCGAACCCGGAGCTATGCATCCTAGTGGAAGCTTTCCTACTGCCCTGATAAATGCGATAGTTCAGGACATTTTAACAATCTGGGTTTTATGGAAGTTACTCGATGCTCCACTTGGAGAGCTTGTTGCCGCTATTAAGCGCATATTTTTGGGGGATGACAGTCTCATTGCCATCCCTCGCAAGTATGCCGATAAGCTTGATATGACGCAATTGCAGAGCCTCTTTCGTTCGCAAGGATTTGTCGTGACCGGTTCAGATAAAGGTGCCAACATCGAGAAGTTTTCTCTTTGGAACCCTGAAGGTTCGCAGTGGAGCGATTACGCTTTCTTATCTCGACGTTTTGCCTTAATTGAGTCTGAAGATGGCCCTAGCGTCGTGGGACTCCTGGACCCTGTCAAGATAGAGAAAATCATATGTTTCACTGAACCTAAGAAGATGGAGAATAATTTTCCTGAGCAGGTCGTTGCTATGGTTCAGGAAATTGCGCTTTACGACAGGTGTGCGTACCCAACTGCTCGACAGTTTGTCCAGAAGATGCATGTCGCTTTGAGCCGAATTCGCCCACATTTCCTCGAGGATAGTTTGCACCTCCTCCGCACGGGAGGAGATGTTGCCGGAATAAGACTGGGCGTGCTTCGTTATCTCAAAAACAACGTTATACAGTGTGTTCCGCAAGCCGGAGAGGGTTCTGACATGTCAGGCCTCACCGAATTTGTCTCTGATGTTGTGGCTGACGAACTGGCTCCTCGCGATGCAGACTCTGAACCTTGGCGTCTTTCGGGAATGGAAAATTTTGCCCATGTCGAACCAGATTATTTTTCTTGTCCCTACGCTTGTCATGAGTTCGACTGGGGCGCCACTAGCCCTCAGCTCCTTATGCAGAAGACGGTCCCTTCTATGTACTTTGACGGCAACACTAATGCCCAGATGAAGCTCGCCAATTTTGCTTTTCTTAGGGCCACTGCAGTGGTTAAGGTGATTATTAACGGGTCTCCCTATGTTGCTGGCAAGTTACTACTTTCTTGTCGCCCCCTTGGTAGGCAAATTGTCGACGTCTTCGAAGCCTCTGGCGATCCCTGCGTTGAGATAGATGCCGCCAGTGGCAAGGAAGCTGAATTAAGATTGCCCTGTATTTTGCCTCATAACTGGTCCCTTGTTGAACAGTACCAAAAAACTGTCGTTGGAGGCCGAAATTATTTTGATTGGGGTTATTTTAATTTAACCGTCTTGTCTTCCCTTAATGAAATATCTGCCGGATTTGTTCATGGCCGTGTTTATTGTTGGTTAGAGGACGTCGTTCTTCAAGGTCCTACCATCACCAATTTCACCATCACTCCACAAGCGCCCTCCCCGAAGCAGAAGAAGAAGCTTCCTCCTAAACCTCCCTCAGGCCCGTCTCAATTCCTCAAAAATGGGAGAGTAAATCCGTTTACCGTTAAGATGGTTGGCTCGCGAGAAACAGAATCCTCTAGTGTTTCAGCCGCCATTGATAAGTATGTCGCACCAGTCGTTCGCTCTGTTGGAGGGATCATCACCGACATTGGGCCGGCTGCCTTGACCATTGCGAAGTTTGCTGCCCTCGCAGGTTTTTCTATGCCAACTCAGGAAAACAACATAACTTTCACTTCCAGTTATGTGTCTAGTAGCGATTCTGCTCATGTTGACGGCGTGTTTTCAGGTATTCATTTAGGAGCCCGGCAACAGCAGAAGGTTGTGTTGCCAGAAGGTTGTTTTGATATGTCTTGTGATGAGATGCAGATTGCCCATTACGCATCTCGTATGGCCCTTTTGTCTTACTTCGATTGGGATGCCGCTTCTATTAGCAATGACATTATCTATGACATGCCCGTCAACCCTGGGTGTACCATTAAGTCAATTGATGGTCTCTACCACCCTACACCTTTATCCTTCGCTGCCCAGTTTTTCAGGTTCTGGCGTGGCACCATTCGTTATCGGCTTGCAATAGCCAAAACTCGGTTCCACAGTGGCTCGCTTGAAATTTGTTACTCTATGGGGACAAGTCTTCTTAATCCCGACTCTGAGCAGCGTGCTTCGCGTTGCTATCGTAAAGTTTGGAACGTGAATGAAATGTCCTCTCTTGAGTTTGAAGTCCCTTATTCATCAGCCACTATGTGGACTCCTGTCCAATATTTTACCCAGTTTGATGATAATAGCTTTGAGTCTCCTACTGTTCCTGCCTTTACCACTGGTCGTATATCTATTCGAGTCTTGAATCCCCTCACTTCAGCTGGGGGTGTAGTCACAGATACTGTTGAAGTGCTCGTTTACACTGCTGGGGGAAAGGACCTTGAATTTTCCCTATTGAGCACCAACGAGACCCATATTACCCTGCCCACCCCTATAATCGCTGATCCCCAGGTTGGAGGCGGTGTCTACCAGAACGACGAGACCGATGGTGTTGAAGACACTGTTAGCTCCCCCATGTGTCCTGCTTCATCTTTGAGTAATGTTGGTACCGTTTCCTGCGTTGGGGAGCGAATTGATAATTTTCGCCTTATTACGCGTCGGATGTCTCTTTACACCGGCGCTAAAGGTAATTCCACTGGTCACTTCGCCCGCTTTACCTGGCGCGATGTTGTTGTCGTTAATACAGCGATCGCTAAGTTGTTGCAGACTTACGCCTTTGGTACCGGCGGTTTCCGAGTTGAAGTTATTCCTACGACTGGTACCATTTCAGCCCCCTCCTGGGCTCTCTCTGCCATTGGCGGTTTGGCCCTTGGCACTGGAGCTGGGATAGTTCACAACCCCATTCAGATGCCATCAATGCATTACTCTTGCCCCTATTACAACGTTACTCCTTACATTCCCAGTGCCCAATTTTCCCATGGGGACGCTGATTCCGCCGAAGCTCTCACTCACGGCCCCCCTATGTCACTCGCTGTCGCTGCAGATGGTGCGATCTCTCTCGGCTTTCGGGGTGCTGCGGGTGATGATTTTACCCTCGGGTGGCAGATTGGGCCACCCCCGTACTCGTTGGCTAGCGATTATGCTGGCACCATCAATTACGAGTTCGTCCAATATACGTGAGGATTGTGTCCTCATGTGACGCCCTGATCTTAAGGCGTCTTTTTAAATTTCTTTCCCTTTTCCCTTAGTGTTTTGTTTTAGAAAATTAGCGCGTTGCGCAAAAATGACATAAAAACTATAAAATTCCCTTCCCCTCACGGGGTCGTATACGCTACACACCGGATATCTCGTGTGTAGTGGCCGAAGTCCTCCTTGCG